TAACGCGAAACGAAAACAGCTAAAGGAATTAGCCAAGATGACCGAACTAGATGAGAAGCAGCAAGAGTTTTTATCCAAACATAAAGACCAGAAACTCATCGTAGCCAAGCAAAGACACAGTGGTGGATGGGAAGGCACATACAATTTTTACTTCCATGACAATAGCTTACAGCTAACCGAGCAGGAGGATCGGCCTAGAAGGTTTTATTTCAACACAGTTGTTGACAAGGATATTTAATATAGATTACGATGATTACACATTCTGAGGAGGATGATATGAAATACATTAAAGAGTGGCTCGCTGAGCCAACAACCGCAACACAATATCTTATTGACGGTGACATAGATTGGGACGTAGTACCTAAAGATGACATCGACAAGATGATCTTCTCTGTACTGCATGACGCAGATGCCAATGAATATCTGTGTGACATCATGCTCTATCACGCAGACCCTGAAGTCCTGCGCGGCTGCATACATAAGTTAATTACGAACAAAGCTGACACGCTTACTTACTCTGTGATCTTTAGGAGAGAGATGCGCGATGCTGTCCTATCTTTCATTCGGGATGTCGCCACTCGCGAGATCGGCATAGCTGAGACTGCATTAGCTGTGTACGGTCACGAGTATGCGACTACGGAGCAGGTCATGAACAGCATTCGCGATGACCAACACGAGCAAGCATATTTCTAGGGGGATACCATGAAACAATCTGAATCAATAGCAAACCTATCAGCCGCGATGGCTGCGGCACAAGGCGAGATGGGCGCAGCAGTTAAAGGCTCATCAAATCCATTCTTTAAGTCTAGCTACGCTGATCTTGGGGCTGTCATACAAGCAGTCAAAGCCCCATTCGCGAATCATGGCCTGAGTTATGTGCAGTTCCCTATCAATGGGCAGGGTGGCATTGGAGTATCTACACGCCTCATGCACTCATCCGGTGAGTGGCTAGAGCAGGAGTTTTTAATTCCTCTGGGCAAACTAGATGCGCACGGTGCGGGTTCAGCTATAACTTACGCTAGACGGTACGCTTTGCAGTCTATAGCAGGTATCCCTGCCGAGGATGACGATGGCAACGCTGCATCCACTAAGCCTAAGCACCCTTCACATCCCGCAGCGAAACAGTCTGCGCCAGATTTCTTCTAATGAGAAGGGATGTACGATGCGGGACTTGCAGTCAATGGGTAGAGCCAAATTACTACCCGTTCTGCAAGCCTTGCAAGGATCTAATAGACCTAACTAACAAGTTGTGGAGGACGCATGAGAATAATAGATTGCGAACAGGGAAGTGATGAGTGGCTGTCAGCTAGGCTAGGTGTCCCGTCTGCCTCGCAGTTTTCTAAAATAGTTACTGGCAAAGGGGGTAAGTCTACGCAGGTAGAGGCTTACATCAATCAGCTAGTCGCTGAAGAGCTAACAGGCGAGACTACATTGGTCTACGTCAACGAACACATGAAGCGTGGCACTGAGCTAGAGCCAGATGCGCGTGAATTGTACGAAGCCCTGACAGGGAATACTGTTCAGGAGCTAGGGTTCTGTCTGCACGACACTGTGAACGCAGGTTGTTCGCCAGACGGATTAGTGGGGGAGGATGGCGGGCTAGAAATCAAATGCCCTGCCCCTGCTACGCATGTTGAGTGGGTGAAGGCAGGAGTAGTACCTTCTAAACACTTACAGCAGATCATGGGGTGCTTGTGGGTCACAGGCCGTCAGTGGTGGGACTTCATGTCCTATCACCAGACCATGAAACCTTTGATCGTTCGTGTTGAGCGCGATGAGGAATACATAGCAGCATTGGCAGAACATGTAACCAATGCAGCGTTAAAAATCAAACAAGATGTTAACCAATACTTTCAGTAGGGGGTGCTATGAAGGGAAGGAGGAGCTTAAATAATGCGCTTATAAGCATCGACATAAATTACGAGTGTGGAGAGGCTGAAGTTTATTTTGCTAATGCATTCTTATCATTAGACCCCCTGTTAAAAGCAGACATTTTGCAGGATTTAATCCATGACATGCAAGACCAATACCTTGTCTCTAGGATACAGATGCGCAAGGCTTACACTAAAATCGAAGATAGTTTTAACTCAAAAGAGGAGCAAGACAATGAGTGATTACGATGATACAAACCGTGGCGCGCTGTTCAAGAACGAGCGCAAAGAGATTGAGACGCACGCTGACTACAATGGCACGATCAATGTAGGCGGTCAGGAATACTGGCTGAACTCGTGGCTCAAGGAATCTAAGAACGGAAAGAAGTACATGAGCCTGTCGGTTAAGCCGAAGGATGTTCAGTCTGCACCTGCCCCTAAGGTGGAGATTGCTTCAGAAGACATGCCCTTTTAATTTATCGGGGGCGCAAGCCCCCTTATCCTTGGAGGAAGTATGCACATAGGCCAAGCGATTAGATGCGCACATGCCATTAAGAATATCAAGCACATCCGAGTGGCGCAGCAGATAGGAGTTAGTGCAGCTAACTACTCGCACTCACTTACCCAAAAGGGTATGCAGGTTAAACGCTACAAAGAAATCTGTGACGCGCTTGGCATGAGCATGGATGATGTATTTAAAATAGGAGAAGAATATGCTGACGGCGACTCAGAGTAACCAACAAGTCAGAGATAGGTTAGAAAAAGATTTGGAGTTGTTCTTCAGCAAGGGCGGGGAAGTTAGATACTTCCCTCCCTGCACCTACTCCAATCAAGTGCTAACAGAGAAGCAGCGGTTTGATGCTCGTTTCGGTCAGAGGGGGAAGAAATGACGGATATAAATCAGGGGGATTTCTGGGTCGTAGATGACAGGCGCTCGCTTGAAGCCTTCATCAAGATGATGACCCAGATGTACGAGGAGAAGAAGTATCTTACACTAAAAATCAAGAGTGGTAAGACCAGAACCTCAGCTCAAAACAACGCACTGCATGTGTACTGCCGACTACTAGGCGAGAAGCTCAACGACTCAGGCTATGATATGAAGCGAGTCATCAAGCAGGAGGTGGATATACCGTGGTCACCCTCTCTCGTGAAGGAGTACCTGTGGAAGCCCATTCAAAAAATCGTAGCTAACGAAGACTCTACCGCGAAAGCAGGTTCGGATGATTACTACAAAACCTACTCCGTACTGAGCCGACACCTCAGTGACAAGTTCGGGGTGTTCGTAGAGTTTCCGAGTAAGCGCAAGTGATTATCTTCGATGACTTTGCGCGAGCCTTAGAGGAGGCTGAATGGTGCGCGAATGAAGAGAGGGTTTTGTATTATGTATTCCTGTTCAATGACAAATTCGTGGTACGAAAGAAGCACGGCGGCGCACCGAAGCCCAAACGAAAACACATAGAGGTAGGCTTTCATCACAGGAAAGCAGGGAGGAAGCCCGATGCTTGAGATCGCATGTATCGCTATGGCAATTTACTTCGAGGCTAGGTCTGAACCCTTGGATGGGCAGGTCGCAGTAGCTAATACCATCATGAATAGAGTGGAATCTTCCAAGTTTCCCGATACACCCTGTGCAGTAGTTCAACAAGGTAGGACATGGAACGGTCATATACTCCGAAATCAGTGCCATTTCAGCTATTACTGCGATGGTAAGCCAGAAGTAATAGTAGACCAAGGGGCATACACGTTAGCTCTCAGTATCGCGGTAAATTGGGCAAATCTCGTTGACATAACAAGCGGCGCTACTTACTATCACAGAGATGACGTTCATCCCTACTGGATTGAAAGCCTAAATATCAGCCGCAAAATTGGTCGTCATATCTTTTATAACCAAACGCGCTGAACGAGAAAGCATTATGAATGATCAACCACAATACCAACCGCCAGAAGATGTTAAGGCTGTATCCAAGACATACTCTGTTATGTCCAAGCTGTTTAGCATGGCTCTACTCAAGCTGCGCTACGATAAAATGAATACAGCAAGCCAGATTCGAGCCGAGAAGACCATGTTCGCATTGCTTCACGAGAGAAACTGGGATGCCAAGAGCGATCAATAGGCGCGTAAAGCGCAAGTCTAAACCCAAGACCAAGACCTCGGCGCAGCTCAAGCAGGAGTGCTACAGGGCGATACAGAAGCTCGCGAGGATAGCTGCGGCAGATGATCAAGGGTACTGTAGCTGTGTCTCCTGCGGCGTTACAAAGCACTACAAGGACATGCAGGGGGGACACTTTATCCCCAAGGGCAACTCGTCTTACTGGGCATTAGAGATAGAGAACATCCATCCTCAATGTGCAGGGTGTAATATGTGGGGTATGAGGCATGGTTCTGCTGCTCAAGAATATACGATGTGGATGGAAGACATGTACGGCAGAGACTTTGTCAAGGACATGATTGCTAAAAAGTCGTCCCCTGTTAAGAGATACAAGGCAGACTACGAGCAATTGTTAGCAGAGTTTACCGAACTGATTCGTAAGCATGAGGGGAGAATATGTTAGGGAAGGTCACATTTAGTCAACAACATCTTCAGCAGATGATTTCTGAGCGAGGCGGTTTTTCAGTCGCTCAAATCAGAATGAGTAAAGAAATAACAAAAGAAGCAAAAGGAAAGGGCAAAGGCCCATCTCATTTAGTTGGTCTTGAGTTAGATGAAAGCATGATCGATATGCTAATTAAGTTAAAGTCTGCAAAGACAGCATCGTATTCAAGAAAGAAAAAGAAAAAGAAAGCTAAAGATTGCTGTCCATTTAGACAACGTGTTAGAGATATAAAAAACAAGCACAACCTTCAGCAGATAGCAGCAGAGCAAGTCCTCGAAAAAAACAGTATAAGCCCGCAATTTTCTGCTAAGGATTTCTACAAATCAAGAGAGTGGAGACATCTCAGGGCGAAAGTTTTAGAGAGATACACATGCAAATGTATGATGTGCGGTCATAGCCCCAAGGAGCATGGAATAGTAATACATGTTGATCATATTAAGCCAAGAAGCACACATCCTCACTTGCAGCTAAGAGAGGATAATCTTCAGCTTTTATGTGAAGATTGTAATTTGGGCAAGTCTAATCACTATTTTACGGATTGGAGGCCGAACCTATGCTAAAGGTCAAACTGAGCAACAAAGAACTATTGAACTGCCAACAAGCAGCAAACTTTCGATCTATGCTTGCTCGCGCCTCCGGTGTGACAAACCAAAGAAAAGATCCTACTAGAACAGATCAGGAGTTAGACTTAGTGGGGATTAAAGGCGAGCTAGCTGTGTCCAAAGCATATAATACAGACTTTAATGTCTTTGAGTTTGGTGTTGACGCAGGGGCAGATATGTTTATTGGTGACGTAGCGTTAGATGTTAAGACCACCAAGTATGTAACAGGCACATTGCTATTTAAAAGCGTTGAGTCATTCAAATCCCCTATTGCCGTGCTATGCGTTGAGATAGATGCAAACACGATGGGGATTGCAGGTTGGATAAATAGAAAAGACTTTGCAGCTAAGTGCTATGAATTTATCAACCCAAAAATTAAAAATAAAACAGGGAGCGTATGCGTTAACCAAGACCAACTACAATCGCCTGAAAGTTTATGGCTTAAAACAACAGAACTGAGGCTTGCTAATGGATGAAGAAATCTACATAGAGATGGTGACATCTGACGAGGCATACGAGTGGCTGAATGACATGGTGCAAACCCTTGAGGGTCATGATCGGGATGTCATAGGGACGATAGCGTTGATGCTTGAAGATCTGACCGAGTTCGTAAACAAGAATGAGTTCATG